CCTGTCCCAGTATAAGTCACCACATCAAAGAACTTAGGGGCTTTGCGGAATGTCCAAGAGGCGTAGTCATTACTACTAGAATTTACTTTACCAGAAGTACCTACAGAAAAACCATTAGTATTAAAGACTGATAAGGTGTTACCGTCTGTCTCTTGTGCGCCTGTTTCACTTGGAGTTACACTTTTTGTGGCTCCACGTTCAGTATCATAAATAAAAGCTGTAGTTGTACTTGTACGGCTCTTAATCCAAACCAAACCACCTTCGCCATAACCATCTTCGTACTCAGTACCAGATTGAACAACTTTAGGTGATCCGTTTACAGTGTAATCACCGCCTGTACCCAGATTTTCACCGATGGAATAGTCACTTGTCATGGGCATGTAAACGATAGGACTTAACGCAGACAATGTAGATGGTGACGTAGAGCCGCCATCAGCATCAATAAAATAACGTCTGTTAGATGTTACTGATAAGTCACGATAGGTGTAGTCTAGGTATATGTGGGCGTGTCTGGCTGAACCAAAAGACCCTACAGTATTTGAGTTGATGTGACTTGTTGTTCTAGTAAAGTCAATGTTTTGGTTTGAGTAAGATGCCCAAGTTGGAGAAGCGGCTACATCGTTAATATAGATATGCCTGTTGCTTGTGCTGGAAAGATCAACGGAAACAAGAATGTGCGTCCACACCTTTAATGGAACTGTGTCACTAGGAAGGATGGCTTCTAAAATTGTAGAACCAGAAGTGTTTGCACCGCCTACATTTATGGCACCATTTGTTCCTACCTCAAGGTAAAAATAACCTTGCATCCGAAACGGATATATCGCCCGTAAAGGCACTGCACCTGTTCTGTATACCCAACAACTTAACGTAAATGTTTTACCATCTGCGTTGCCAGTTAGATCACTACTGCGACTTAAAAAATCACTTACGCCATCAAATTCAGTAGATGTGCCACCGCCAACACCATCCCCTAAAGCTATTCCATTTGGAATGCCTTGCGTGGAGCCAGTACCCTCATACAAATAAGTGCTGAACACATCTTCTACGTTCAGGGCTTCACCACCGCTAGCTGCAGTCATCATTAACTTTTTAATGTTACTCATTTATATTATCCTAAGTTTAATCCTGCTGTAAAGCCATACCAAGTAGTGCCGCCATCATGCGTGTAGAACACAAACTGATCTACTGCAGAGGCTGTGCTTGTTAGGCGAGGTGCACCTGATGCTGCATACTGATCTGCTTGAGGCCATATTACTGAGCTAGGCCATGTTACAGTATAACCACTAGCACTTGCATCCTGTACAATCTTCAACGAGAAACCATAAGCTGTACCGCTTGCAGGTGGATTGCTAAATGTAAATGTAGTGTTTTCACTTAGTGTATGGCTGAATACGTTACCTGCTTCACAGTCAATTGTAGTTGCGTTACTTGATGATGTTACAGCAGCAAATGTTTCATTGTATGATGTTACCACAAGTTCGCCATCAATGTCAACATCACCTGTGTAACTTTCTAGTGAGAAGTCAGTAAGCTTACCATCAAGTTGTGTCTGAATGTTTGACGTTACACCACTTACATAACCTAACTCTGTAGATGAAACAGAGGATACTGCAACTTTACCTGATGCATCCGATATAAGAGCTTTATCTATTGTAAGATCAGCATCATCAATAGTAGTAGCTGCACCTGTAATCGTTGCTTGTTTAGCATCTAGTGCAGCCTGTAGTCCGTCTACATTAGCAATAGTATGGTTGTGGCTATCATCAGCAATAACTGTAGTGATAGTAATATTAGCTGAACCATCAAAGTTAGCCGCACCTGCTATGTCACCTGCTAAACTAATAGTACGTGCTGTTGTAAGTGTGTCTGCTTGTGTGGCTGTGCCTGTGATAGAAGCATTAATATTACCTGTAACAGTAAGGTCACCATCTACGTCTGCATTACCTGTGACATTTAAAGTCGCCACATTAGCAGTATCAATAGAGCCTGTATCAATATAAGCAGTGCCATCAATATATGCATCACGCCATTCGCTTCCAACAGCACCAAGATCGTAAGAATCATCAACAGAAGGAATAAGGCTTGACGCAACGTCTGCATTTACTGTCACCGTGTCTGTAGCTGCATTACCTAGTGTAGTATTACCGTTAGCAGTAAGGTTACCTGTAAGTGTTGTATCTGTTGATACAGATAATGTACCTGTAATAGCAGTTGAGCCTAAACTAACTGCACCTGTAGATGTAATAGAACCATCTAAGCTAAGATCACCTGCTAGATAAGCATCTTTGTATTTCAGGCTAGATGTACCCAAGTCTACTGTATTGTTTGTCTTAGGGCGTAGTACAGTAGTTGTAGCTACAATGTCTTGCGCTGGGCCGATAACTTCGATAGGTGCACCTTCACTAGTAGTACCATCGTGTGTGTGGCCTGTGCTAGCGTTAAAGGCTGCTTCTACAGCGTTAAACTCGTTGTCTAGATCATCAGCGTCAATAACATTACCGTTAGCAATGTTGTTAGCTGTATCTGCTCTTACGTAACCTGTACCCATAAGATTTCCTTACTGTCTGTCATCTGTAGCAAACTCGAAGATTGCTGTGTCTAATAAAAATGAAGCATCAGAACTTTTATCTTCGATGCGGATTGCTACAGTCTCACCTGATCCTACTACTTGATTGATGTAGCTTTGTGTGCGTGGCGCACTAAATACAGCACTACCATACTTTGCTGTGTTGTCACTAAAGATACCTGCAACTCCTCCAGTTTGTGTTATGTTAAAAGTAGGAGGTTGTATATACCCTGTTTTATTTTGGTTAAACCTAAGACCTGCCACAATATTAATAGCACCAAAAGGTTTAATATAGAAGTCTAACTTGTAGAATGTCTTACGTACCTGTGGATCATTGATAGGCATAAAAGGTGATTCATAGATAGCATCAATGTTCTCACCGTCTAAGCTAGTGCCTGTATCCATGTTATACACATAGCCATCATTGTTAGCAAATACACGATACTCATCTTCACCAATAAACTGAGAGTCAGCTATGTATACCTTAAACCCTTTTATCTCTGCCCACTGAAAGCCTTGCCCACCCTGGTCAACAAACTTAGTGCCTAACACACCCTTAGCGATCTTAGACTGTTCACCTGCTACGTAAGCGAATAAGCGGTACTGTGCTTTACCACGAATAACTGTGCTAGCAAAACTTGCTGCGTAGTCCTGTAGTTTAGTTACAGTAGGTCTAATGTTCTTAGATGCAACATCAATACCGAAGTCACCAATGCGATCTGTTGAGCTTAGTGTGCGTAACCCATCAGGGCCAAGGAACATAACATCAGCGCCGACCTCTTGGATAGTATCAGCACTTAAGCATCCTAAGTCTTCAGTCACAGCGTTCATTACAAAGTCTGCTGCACTAGAACCTGTGATACGCATAATCTTATCAAGAGCAAACACGATAAGCTGATCACGAAATACAATCAAACCAGTTATCTCTGATCCGATGCTGATACTTCCTGCACCATTAGCTGGGTCTAGATCATCTGCACTATACGGTGCTGTAAAGACTAGCTCTGTGCCTACACCAAAGAAGAGAGTACTCTTAAACAAACATACGTGGCTTGCACCTTCTACAGCATCGTTAGTCGCTGATGTTGTCATGTAAGTTAGTGTGTTTGCTGTACGATCATAGTAAGCAGGGAAGTTAACACCATCAACAAAACAAATCTGATAAGCGTTGTTAAAGTTATAACGAGCTTGTCTAGCTTTAGTAAAACTTGTATTAGGTGCTGTAGCTAGTGAAGACCAAGCAGGTGTAGCATCTGTAGCATTAGCTATGTAGTAAACACCACTACGTGCAGCAATTACTTTTTCGTTAGTGTCTTCTTGTACAATAGCTAAAGCTTGTACTGGACCACTGCCCGATAAAGCTGCATCAATAAACTTATTATACCCTGCTACCTTACGATAACCACCGTCTAGTGATGGCTCAAAGTTCTGCAGTTGGTATGCTGAACCTACATTGTTGATACCTTGTTGTAGTGGACTGATATTAGTAATCAACCCTCCAGTAAAAGGTACAGGGAATGTTTGCCACTGTGTAGCCATAATTATGAAACTCTTAAACTAGAGGAACTACGAGTAAGAACTGTTGAGCGTACATAGTCATAACGGTTAATGTAAAGACTACGCATGTATTTAATACCTTGTTCAAACTTACCTTGTGCAATCTGTGATGCTTGTGTGTCAGCACGGAACTGATAAGCGTAGAACATAGCACCGTCCACAATAATATGTTTAAACTCTAAAGGTACACTTGGTACGTCATCGTATAACTCAAGCGACACAGGGTTGCGATAATATTCGTAGACTAGCTCATAAGCCTTGTCTGGGGTAGGAAGAATAATAAACTCTTGACTTGGTGCACGTACAACATGACGTGGCAGAGTCTGCATATCACTACCTGAGTTATACTCGTAATCAACGTAATTGTCAAGGTATTCCTGATAATCCATAGATTTTAGTTTAGTAGTACTTACATTTAATGTAGTATCTTTCTTGATGCGGAAACTGTTCATGTCAATTAGCTTAGCATCTGTAGGATAATCGTAACGTGTTACACCTGCTGTAAGAGTCTCTTCCTCTAAGATGTGATTCCAAGGCCAGTTAGACTCTTCATGGTTAATATGTCGTAGTGAAGCATTTACAGCATCCTTAGCTGTATTGTAGAAACCTGAAGCTGTAGCAAAGTTAGAACTTGTTAGCTCTACTTCGTTCAGCCTACGGTTAACCTCGTTTACTAGTCCTAGATAGTTATAAGCCATTATTTATTCCTTACACGTAAACGAACCTTGCGCTCCACTACCAAGCCATTCGAGTCAGCTATACGACAATAGAACTGATATAGTATGTTGTTAGAGCCTGAACCTAAACGTGCTGTAGTAACTGTATCAGTGTTAGTAGCAGACACTAACTGAATACCATTAACAAGTTGACCACTAGGGATTAGCTGTGTCTTTACACCATCAGCGTCATCAACATACCAAGTAACACTGCTGATAGTTGCACCACTAAGAAAGCGTGACCAATCAATGCTGTAGTCTAGTATTTCATCAGGGTCTTTGTTAGGCCATTTAAGAGACATTATTATTATTCCTATGCTGCACGTACATACACTGTGTTACCTAGTGTGCTATACTCGCCTATGTAAGCAGTACGATCTCTGCTATAGTTTTGTTTAATTGACTCGTAGTCAAACTGTACTGTGTTAATTGTTTCATCACCTACAGTAAACGTACCCTGTACACCTACTGGTAATACTACAGCTTTACAGTCTAGTGTGACAGTGTTGCCTGATACTGTACCTGCTACACCTTTACCTGCTAGACTGATGTTAGCATCTGACTCAACTACAACTTCGTCACCATCTACTAGAAGTGAGTCAGTGATAATCTCTAAGCCAAACCCTACAGGTTGGATAGTAGGACCAAACCCAGCGCTTACAGTGATACTACCAAGACTTGCAGTAAATGCTGTAGTCATTGTGATAGTAGGTGTAGTACCCACACCACCGTCTACTGTGATAGCACCTGCTGCACCTGTAGCTGTTACTGCTGATGGTACAACTACTGCCTCTGCTGCTGCTGTTGCACTACCTGCTGCACCATTAGCTTGTACACCTGTAAGATCAACATTAGTACGAGAGCTAATGTCTGGTGTGCCTATAGCACCTGTACCTGCTATACCTGTAAGGGTAAAGGAAGCATCGGCCTGTTCATAGCTTTCACCAAAGGTAGCTACGGAGAAAGGATTAGTTGAGTAGGCCATGCTTTACTCCTTATGCAGCAGCGTCAATAGACTGAACGCCGTACCATGTTGTGCCGCCATCTCTTGTGATAAACACATAAATATCAGTTTCACCTGAAGCGGGAGCATCGGGGGCTGTGCCACCCGCCCAATCTACTGAGGTAGGCCATGTGACTGTTGAGCCGTTTCCTACAAGTTGTAGGATAAAACCTTGAACGTAACCACTAGATGCCCCACTAAATGTAAAGGTGGTGTTGCCCGTCATTGTAAGGCTAAACATACCACCATTATCTACGTTACATGTTGGCGTTGTACCTGACAATGCATCGTAATCTTCTGCTACTGACCCATCTGTTACAAAGATACCAGAACTGTTAAACGTTGCAGAGGTGCTATTGCCTGTAACTAAGTTAATAGTATTTGTGCCAAACCCAAGATAAGTATCTGTATCACCATCATGGAACAGCTTATCACGTAGGTAGATGTCTTCAACATCGTTGATTACGTTTGCTCCTAGTGTAAGTGTTCCATTAACCGTAAGTCCAGATTGTACAATAACGTTAATATCATTTACCTCAAGCATCTCTGTGCCGCCAGTAACAACACGCCACTGGTTAGCTGCATGGAACTGCATGTAGGTGTCGGTGTCGCCGTGGTGGATAATTTGATCTCCAACCTCAATATCATTAGTAAAAGAGATAGTGCTTGAGGTGCTATCCGCTGCATCACTACGTAAAAACTGCGAACTGTCTAAGCTATCAAGAAGTTGTGAGTTTGCTGCTGTACCTGTTGTGCTTAACTTACCATCCAACGCAGTCTGCAACCCATCTACGTTTGAGATAACGTGGTTGTGGCTATCGTCTGCAACCGTTGCTGTAATAGACGCATTAGCTGTGCCATTAAAAGAAGCAGAACCTGTAACATCTCCAGTAAGACTAATTGTACGTGAAGTTGCTAATGCAGTAGCTGTACTTGCGTTACCGCTAAGATCAGCAGTAATAGTACCTGCACTAAAGTTACCTGATGCATCACGTGCTACAACTTTAGATGCTGTATTGTTTGGTGTAGCATCTACTCCAATTGTAAGAGCAGCACCTTCGGAACCTGCAGCTCCACCTGTAATGTAGTTGCCTGAAGCTACAGACGTTACATAGTTACCTGTAGTGTCAGTACCTAGTGCTACAGAATCAGCAGCAATAGTAGTTGCAATAGTTGCGTTACCTGTACCGTCTACACCTGTAACACTACCAGTGACATCACCTGTCAAGCTGATAGTACGTCCTGTTGCCCAAGCTGTTGCAGTAGCTGCATTGCCTGTTGTGTCTTGGTTACCTGTAGTGTTAACACCTGGTAAGTTAATACTTGCTGTACCATCAAATGATACACCACCAATGTTACGAGCAGTCTGTAGGGCTGTAGCTGTATCAGCATTACCTGTTACATCACCAGTGACGTTACCTGTCACGTTACCCGTTAGACTTGCTGTTACACTGTTAAATGTCACATCAGAGTTTGTTTCTACAGCCTGACCAATATTAATACCAGAGCCATCTACAGTAACACCTGTACCTGCATCAGCAGAAAAGACAGTACCTGTTAGTGTAATACCGTTACCTGCACTGTATACAGCAGTAGAGGCTACCTGTGTAAATGTAATATTAGTTGTACCAAAGGTAATAGTACCTTCAGTGTTCATCACATATAGTTCACCTGCACCTGCCGCACCTTCTAGTACAAAAAATGCGTCACCTTTACCAAACGAGTTAGGGTCAGATGGGGCATAGCTATCTGTGTCTGTTGATCGGGTTAGTACCCAGTTAGTGCTTGCAGAACCTGTGTTAGTTACAGTGTATACACCGTTCTGTGTAGCATCTGTTTGTTCATAAATAAGTACACGGTCATTTGTGCTTAGTGTAACACCATCAATGACTAGTGCAGCTTGTGTGCTATTGTTAGTAAGTGTAGCACCTACACCTGCAGTACCATTGTCATAATCAGCACTTAGGTTACCTTCACGCTCAACACGTACAGGATCATGATAGTGCAAACCTGCAGCAGCAATCGTGTCTACGTACTCTTTTGTCGCAGCTTGTAATGCAGTCTGTGGATCACGATTAAGCTCAAGATCACCATCAGCATTAAAGAATGCAGCTTTACCTGCAGGTTGTGAAATAAATACTTCAGCTTGTGCAGTAAGGTTAACGGCACTTCCTGAGTTAGAACTTGCTAATACGGTAGTACGAGCTAGGAGAGATGAACCTTCTGTCCACGTGCCTAGCCCGACTTCCCAGTTATTAGTGCTAGGCTCAAAGATACTATAGTAAGTAGTATCACCGTCAGACAAAGCAGCAGCAAAAGTCTGGAAGCCATCTACTGTACCATTCAGGGTAAGAGTACCCGTACCTGTAGTGGTAGTAGTTTGTTTTACTCTGTCTTTAATTACGAGAGCCATAGTCTATGCTCCTATTATGCGATGCGGATAATTGCGTTAGATGCGTCTGCAGTTGGGAACTGGATAGTATAGTCACCATTTGTTGATGTCTGTGTACCACCAAAGTCAATTACTGCAATAGCAGCATTAGAAGCAGAAGCATTGTAGATAATACAACCGTCTGCTGAAATAGTAGAGGATGTGAATACTTCGTCATCAATATCTACGATAGCTGTTGTACCGTCTACAGAGATTGTAACGTTATCTAATAGTTGTCCACCTGCTGTGTAACCTGTACCTGTAGCTTCATCAGAGTTACCTGTTACATCAGAGTAGTTAGTAGTTGCAGCACCATATGTGCCTGTAGGTGTAGCTTTAATTAGTGCAAGATAGATATTGTGGGTATCCAAATCATGAGTACCACCCAATAGTTCCGACTTAAAGCTTGTACACATTGCTGTTGTGATAGCCATTGTTTGGAGTCCTTTTTAAGAGAAAGTAGATGTACTAAAGGGCCAGCCTCTTGACAAGACCAGCCCAATAGTTTATCTAAGATTAAGCAGCGTTGTAGTTCGCTGTGACAATTGCCTCTGGACGCAAGATTTTGCGACCGTATAGGTGCATACCACGAACGATGTCTGCAAAGCTGTCTGGGTCACGGTAGTTCTCAACTTTGTTGATTTGCTCCGCTGAAGCTACTGCTTCGTCTTGACCAGCAACGATAACACCGAAGTTAGTTTCCTGTGCAGTCGTGCCTGTTGTCCCTGCACCTGTTCCCAAGTATGGAAGGTTATTTGAAACATAAACACGGAAGCCGTGTAGGTTGTTCAATACCAAGCCATTCATTAGGCCAGTGCCGCCGAAATCAGCGTTAAGTACACGTGCGTCTTCGTCTTTTAGCATTTCTACAAATACTGGGTCAAGAACGATCCAACGTCCACGTGAGTCTACGTTAGCTGTATCCATGATACGTGCCATACGTGCAATAACTGTTAGTGGTGACACTGTAGTTGCTGACAATGCTGTTGCGCCTGGAAGACGTGGTGCTAGAGGAATAGACGAACCTGCATCTGCACTAGAAGAGATTGTCAAGTTTCCGAAGTCTGTAGCATCTAGACGGTTAGCTGCCAAAAGTTCAGCACCGACTTTATCTGCTGCAGAACCTGCAGAAGCACCTGAGTTTGCTAGGTCACCTGAAGCAGTTGTGTTTACTGCCCATGAACCTGCACCACCTGTGTAACCAGATAGGTAACCAAGAACTTCTTCGTCCATTGCATCAGCCATCTTATACGCTGCACGATCAGCAGCCAAAGATGTGAAGTCAACGTGCGAGAACTGCTCTTCGATGTCATCCATTTTGAAAGCAAAGTAGTTAGCTTTGTCGATGGTCAAAGAGAAGTCTTGGTCATCTAGTTTCTCAACAGAAATAGGTGTGTGACGTTGTAAAGAGTTGACTGTTACGTCTGGCTCTTTTTGGATACGAACTGTATCGCCTTGGTTTGCGATCTCTCCGAAGTAGGAGTTGTTTGTGATCGCATTTACGACAGCAGTTTTGCGTAGAGCAATCTGTGCCTGTTTGGAGTAGATGATTGGGGAAAAGTTCCCGTTAAATCCACCCGATGCGGATGTAATAGCCATAGTTGTTTCTCCTTATAGATATGGCGTGAAAGTAGACACTACATATCCACTAAAGAGGCTCTTCATATTAGGGTAGTCAGCTTAGCGTCAAGGGTGGCCGCCCTATCTGCGCTGGGCCTATACGTTGAGGTAGTTCTTTTTTGTGGCTAGTGCTTAAAAAGCATACACACTTGTATTTGTGTATATACTATAGTTTTACTTATGAATATTCATTTGTCAACTATTTTCTTGACACATCATAAATAAACTTTCCTTGGCGCTGGGCTTCAAATATTTCTTCCATGCGCTTCTCATATTCTTTCATAGACATCTTAGCTACTTGTGATTCACTAAGATACTTAGATGCTTCATCGTGTTCTGGCGTAGTGTTGCGTTTTGTCTTCACTGAGGAAGCAGCACCTTTGTCACTACTAGATTTTGCTTTACCAGTAATACCCTTGTCAACTTTATACAAGTCAATCACACGAGCTACAGACTTAGCATCATCTACATTCTCGTATAGAGCATCTTGTACCCACTTAGGCTGATCTTTAGCCCATTCATGGAATACATCATCTGAGCGAATCTCACCAAAGTCTGGGTGTAGTGCAGCTAGTTCAGCTTCGGCTTTCTCACGCTTAGCTGTGATGCGTAGCTCTTCGATCTCTTTCAAGCGAGTATCTAGTGATGCAGCTTTCTCGTCAGCTTTCTTTGTAGCAATAGCTTCTACGATACCTGCTACGTCTGGATACTTCTTAGCCCAAGCTTCGATCTCTTCGTTTGACTTAGGTAGTACAAGCTCATTCTTAGTAGCAGCTTCTAGTTGTTGCTCTAGCTTTTCTAGCTTAGCAGCTACTTCCTTGTCTTTCTCTTGCATGTGCCGACGAAGATCACCATAGCGTTGCTTAAAGGTTTTCTCTTCAGCGCTTAGGTCTGTATCATCCGCTTCTTGTGCTTCGGCTTTAACTGACTTTTTCTCTTTTTGTTCAGAAACACTTTCTGCCTGAACTGAGGTGTTCTCAGTGCTTTCGCTATCGGATTCACTATCGGTGGCTTCTTCCTGCGTTTCATCTTCTTGCACCATGCCAGCTTGTTTCATAAGCTCACGTAGTTCTTGTTCGTCACGATTAACTCGTGCCATGTTACGTAAGTGCGATGCTGAATGCACCTCTACTTGTTCTACTTCAGCCATTGTTTACTCCTTATGTTGGGGCCAGTCAAGTTATAACTGGGTAGCCTTATAGTTATGTGGATTATTATTTCTTTTTCTTCTTTTTGTTAGTCATCAGACCACCTTTGTTCATTGGTCCTGAGCTAGATCCTGCTATTCCTTGACTTTCTCTGCCAGTATCTTCTATTGTAGAAGCTACTCCCGATCCAATAGATGTTGCACCTGCAGCAGCAGCTTCAGCAGCACTGGCTGCAGAAACACCTGCATTTACACCTGCAGCAGCAGCTTCAGCAGCTTGACCTCTATCAACACCCTCAGACACATTAGCAGCAGCTACCTTTGCAGCAGAAGATGCGTCAGTTGCTGAGGCCCAATTAGGTTCATCATCATCATTAGAACCAGGGGCAGGAGGGGTAGGAGAGGTAGGTGGTGTTTTATCCTTATCTTTGTCCTTATCAGGATTAATTAAGTTTGTAATTCCTCTAACGATTTTTTGTGCTGCAGTCTCGTCTTCTTCTGGTACTTCCATACCTTTAGCTCTCATAGCGTCTTCGATCCTATTTCTATCGGCTGCTGCAGCTAACTTACCAAAAAGACCAACTCCAGGTAAGGCCAGCGCAATACCCGTCATAGCAGAATTTGCAGTACTATTTTTAGCTAAAGCCTCATTAAGCTGTTCTTCCGAATAAGTACTATAGTCAGGTCTTTCAGGTCTATCTAAGTCTTCAGGGCTACCCACGCCACCATCATCTTGTGGATATTGTGGTGCAGCTTTTTCAGTAGCTGTAGCAGCATCACTTTTTAGAGTATAACCTGGTGGGATCATACCCATAGGTTGACCATCAAAGAATGGTATAGTGATCTCCAAACCTGCATCGTTTACATAAGTACGATACTCTAGGCCACCCTGAAAGTCTGGACCTGCCATGCCAAACTGTGTTATGTCAGGTTGTTTGATATACGCAGGGTAGTTTAGACCACCTGCTTGGAAACCCATAACTCCACCCTTAGCAGCGCCTACCGTTTGTTCTTCTTGTAGTTCTTTATATAAGATATCCAAAAGGTCTTCATCAGAAATACCAACGTCACCTGTTTCTTCTTCGATAGGCTCACCGCCAATACGACCATTAGCTTCCATTTCAGCCAAGCCAATCTTAGCCTGTGCACGTAGGTCTTCAAAGAACTTGACCCCATAAAAACGTAGAACATCAGCAGGGACAACATATTCACCCTCACTTAACATAGCAGGAATATCATCACGTACTTCTTCTGGTAGAGAACCAGGTGGTACTTCATTACCTGACACAGGGTCTATATCTGTACGGCTAGACTTAAATACCGCTTCTGTTTGTTCATCTTCATTTAACGCCATTAACTTTATCCCTTAAGTATTTTAGTCTACGTAGTATATGTATACTACCCTGCGCTCTGTGTATTTCAACAGTGTTTTCAGCTTGCTCTAATCTACCCTGTACCATAGCTATCATTTCATCTAGCTCAGTACAGAATGCATCCCATTCACCTTTATTATTTACAAAAGACTTAAGCGACACCAGAGAATCCTTCTTCACCTGGTGCTGGGGCTACGCCTGTGCCAATAGTACCACCACCTGCGCCTGTCTGATCTGCTGGGTTGGCTCCTGCTGGAACTGGTGCTGGACCTTCTGGTGGAGGCGGTCCCATACCTGCAGCTTCAGGGGGTGGAGCAGGTTGTTGGAACCCTTTGAGAATCTCAGCTTGGATAGCTGCATCCTGCATAGAGTTAGTTACTTTGTTAGGATCAAGGTCCATGCTCTTAGCAATCTCACGAATGATGTAGTCCATCTTAGCAAAAGGTGCTAAGGCTGGGTTCTGTACGACACCCAAGAACTGCATTAGGCGCTGGGAGCGTACCTCGTTAGCCATAAGTGACTCAGTACCGTTAGCCATAACCTCTAGGTCACCCTTGATACTTTCATCGTAGTCAAACTGCATGTTAAACGCAAAGAATGCTCGACCCATAGGTGCTAAGAGATAATCATCTACGTTCTTAACTACAGAGCGAATAGAGCCGTTAGCTGCAGACATAAGCATAGAAATGCCACTAGCGGTACGACCCACTCCTGATACTCCTGTTTGCCCGTGGGCGAAGCTTGGGAATCCAGTACTTTCGTCAGCCAAGACTCTAGCTTTATCAAAGAGTTGCATATTCTCTGCAGCAACGTTGGGAAACTTGGTCCCAAAGATGCCTTGTCCTGGTGCACCGCCTTGTCTGCGGAACACTTTTCCTGGGTATACGGACAAGTCCTGTCCTGGTACGAGGTTTGTTTCATCTATCTCAATCAGTAGGTTACCAGATAATACAGCATTGTCAACAGCCATTCGCATGAAGCCATTCATTAATGTTTGTGTATCATCCATGTTCTCAGCAATACCTACACCAAAGAAGCTGTATGGGTTATGCTCATAAGGTACAGCATAGTAAGGAATACGTGTAGGCTTGAACGGGTTAAGCACACAACGGATAACCTGACCATTACAAACCCAGATGTTAGCATTTACTTCTGATAGTTTGCTTAACTCACGAGGTATCTTAATACCGTTCTCTTCTAGTAAGTCTGTATCAACAAAACCCCAGAACTCTAGTACTTCCCAGCGCTCTGTCTCAGATGGGTGACTATCGTCATCCTCCATCTTCATCTCCCAGTGCTTACGTACATAGTCTGCACCGATGTCAATGGCTTTTTGAATAGAGTCATCCATAAAGTAAGGACGACCACGTAGTGCACGTAGCTGATTGCGTGACATCTTGTGACGCTCTACTACATACTCTGCATCATCCATACTTGCTGCTTCTGGGTCTGGATAGAAGTTCCACACACTTACGTGGTTAGTAGATGGTACAGTCTTGATTAGTGGATCGTACTCACCGTCTTCCCAGTTAGGGTATTCTTTATCTACTGCAAACGGGCCTTTCATTACACCCGTACCTAGTAGTGCCATCTCGAAAGCCATAGAGCGTAGATGCTTAGATGCACCAGACTCGTTTAGCTGATCGTGAATCTTCTTCTCCATCTTCTTAGCCGCTACCATAGCAGGATGGAATGTAACACTTGTAGGTGTAGTACCGTCACCCTCAATGATCTTATCGCTTACAGGTGCTAGCTTATTCTGCATACCACCTAAGCGTTTCATGAGTGTAGTACGTGTCTCACCTGGTCTTAGCTCTGTGTCAGGACCAATCAAGTAAGGCTTAGTTGGCTCTTCTCCAAACGCTTCTGCTAGTGCACCTTGCGCTGGGCCAGCATTAGGATCAACATTAATGTGTACTGATTCTGCTACACCGTCTGGCAGAACGGATGGTTCAACAGAAAGAGGGAACTTGTTGTTACCGAATAGTACGTCAACGATCTGACCATATGCAGCTAGTGTTTTAGTCTTAGTTACTTTAACGAATACCTTTGACTTTTCGCTAGACGTGAACTGTACCTCTGGTCCGTAGATACCACGGTAATTACGATAAGAGCGTAACCAACGTTCTTCATCAGCAAGTCGTGCATCCTCTGCACGTTTAAAGCGCTCTGTTACAAAGCCTACGATGTTATTCAAGCTGCTAAACAGACTATCCTCACTTGATTCGGCTGCTACTACTTCGTCTGTCTCGAAGGAGAGATCATCTATTTCTGCCATTTACTTAGTATCCAAAAGTTGAGTCTGACATCTGAAAGCCAGAGTTTTGTTTTGCTGGGTTAAAGTCCCAGATTGAACTACGGGGTCTGGTCATTATACCATAACGTAGTGCGTCATACAAGTGATCTTCAGCATTTGTATCAACGTCTTCAGGGTTCTTCTTGTCTAGCGGAATCGTAGGGATTTGCGCTATAGTATTGGTGCAGGTGGAGAAGAACACAAGTCTTGGTAGTTCAGTGAACTCATCCACCTGCAAACGGCGGTGAATCTCGTTCTTACCAGCTACCCTTGAGCCACGAGAGCGATCAGAAGGCCTCCAACGACAACCCTTCATGTTCATTTGCTCTGCTAGTGACGGGCCAGTATCTCCTCTTTTGTGCCAGAGGGACGAGTCTAACACGCCGTACCTAATAGTTCCATCTTCTGCTTCCGCATCTAATATCATATCAGCTAGATCGGTAGCCGTAACCTTAGAACAATAAAGCTCTCTGTAGACAACCAACTGCTCGTTTGGCGCAACAGCGAACCAGAGTACTCCTGTGTAGGACCCGTAACCATAGTCGCAAGCTCTAAACTTAGGCCAGGAGTCAGGGATGTCGATAGGGTCCACAACGTGAATGCTTCTGTTAAACTCAGGGAACGCTGCTCCTTCATTAATGTCCCAGTTACCTTCTAGCAACTGCTTGCGCTGATGTTCTGGTAGTGACAAAAGCATTGCTTCATAGTCACCAGTATCTGCTAGGTATGGATTGTCAAACAAACTAGCAGGAATAAACCTACGCTTAAATAGTGGATCACCTTCACGACTATGCCCTTTAGGGAACGTGATAGTCTCACCTGTCTCAATGTTCGTAGCCCAGAAAGCTTTACCTGCTGCGCTGGGATCAATGAACATCTTTTTAACCCAAGCATGACCTGCACCACCAGGGTTTGTTGTAGCTCTCATGTACAAACCTAAGTTGCTACTATGTGCACTACGTAAACGTGAACGCATATAATCCCACGCATAAGGCGTAGGCCACTGTGTTAATTCGTCGAACCCGATCCAGTTAAACGCTTGACCTTGGTAACGAGTAACGTCCATGTCTTTGTCCAAGTACGACATCCAAAGTCTACCACCCCTTGGACTAATCCACTGACTCTTACGCTCAGACCACTTAATACCTGGAACGGCTTTAGGGTAAAGCTCTTGACTCTTTTGAATAAGTTCACGTAGTTCCTCCGTAGTATGTCGAACTAGTAGACCACTAAAGTTAGGGTCATTTAAACCGTGAAGTGGGTCAGCTAGCATAGCATATGACTTACCGCCGCCAGCCGCCCCACCATACAGCACTTCTCTTTCAGATGCGGATAAGAAGTGTGTCTGTGGTCCTGGGTTTGGTTTAAACACTACTTCTTGTGCAGTGTCAACATCAAACTCTACAGGTTTTACTTGTGCTGCTACAGTTTCTACTACAGGTTCAATCGTCTGGGGGGATGATACGGTAGGCTCCGATGTTTTCTTCTTCGAGCCTCTTGATCTCCTGTAGCGTTTCTTCGAGCCGCTTGGCAAGCTTGCGTTTAATTGTAGCTGCTTTCTTACGTCTTCGCTCAATGTC